AAGAAGAACTTGAAGGGAGCGACGATGAGTGATTTAGTGAAAGTGGTGGAGGGATGAAAATTGAATTAGAAACAAGACCTTGCTTGGTAACTTTTAGTAGTAAAAAGCAGGTCGAAGGAACTTTTATGGGACTATTTCAGCATTCGTATACTCATGGAGATTCACCAATAGTTGGTGGGTTTAAAGCTGGAACTGTTGCTTATCCTATTGCTATTGTAGAAATCAATGGAAAAATGTCAGAAGTACGAATTAGTCAGATTGAATTTCTTGATGTTGCAAAAAGTGAGGTCTCAGAATGACCGACAAACTAATATCGCTGGTCAATGACTGGCGGGGAGGAATTGAATGAAAAAATATTGGGTAGTTGAAGACCATTTGGGCGGAGGATTTTATCTGATGCCAGAAGATACTCCAGAAGAAGAATTAAGAGAAGTTGAAGTTTATTGTGATACATGCGGAGACAATGATTCTATTATTGGTCAGTTTTCAAACTGGAATCAACTTAAAAAAGAAATGACTGATGACGAAGGTTGGTGTCCATATTCGGATGAATATTTGCAATCAGTATTTGAGGAGGACAACCAATGAAACTTTTGTGTAAGCTGTTCGGGCATAAGTGGTCTGAACGAAGATATATCGAAGAACCTTTTGTTAATGGGTATAAAGCACTGCCATATAAGAGATGCTTGAGATGTAGTGAGTTCGCATGGGATTTCAACCGCTCAGACCTTGACGAGTCAGAGAACGTGTTACCTGAAAAATGGCTTGATAAACATATGGATTGAACGCAAAAAAAGCCCAAGCTGACCAAGCTTGAGCGAAATTGTGAATTCTAACGTTTATATTTTTATGGTCTAACAAATTATATCATACTGAGCTAGGAACTCGCTAAACTCAACTGGAGGAGAAATGGGTAAATCATTACTAATTGCAACTGGAATTGTTGCTTTGTTTATGCTGTATGTTTTAGGTATATATTTACTAGCTAAGATTATCGGGTTATGGATATTTGCAATATTAGCTGTGATTTTTATTATAGTGGTCGCTTTTGGAATTAACTCTTTTAATTAAACAAAAAAAGCCCGCTGGCAACGGGCTTTAAAAACAGATTTCTTAACTACTATTATATCATAAATATAAGGAGTTAAGACACTATGAGTAGAAGATATAACCTTACTGACAGCGACTTGAAAGCTATAGAGAAGAAGCTCTTTATGTGTCAACGAATTGACCACGCTATTCAATATCGCAAGTATGAGTTAGAAGTTAAACAATCACATGATAATAATGTAGGTGGCGGTAGGTCAAGTATAGTCTCAAAGCCAGTAGAAGATATGGTTATGAAATGGGATGCTGACAGTAAACTCCAAAGTCTATATGAGTTTAAGAACCGAATCAATGAGTTACAAGATTGGTTTGGAGAGGATGAAGATATGCAATTGGTATTCCACTACCGTTGGTTATCTGGTAAACGTTATACAGTACCAGAGATAGCTGATAAGTGTCACATAACTGAGCGCCAATACTTTAGAAAGAGAAGAGCAATACTTGAGAAGTATGATGAGATATGTGACGGCTTCTGGTAATTTGTCACCTTTTGGGCGAAAACTGACAAGATAAATGTTGTATTATAGTATCATCAAATAAAACAAATAAAGCCAGCGGATATATTCTGTTGGCTTTTTGTGTGGAGAAAGGAACAAGTAATGAAAGAATACGATGCTATTTACTTTTATTGGGATGACGTAGGAGATAAGGTTGCCGTAGGTGGAATTGAATGTGGGAAGTTATCAGAAGTTATCCAACCGTCCACAGAGTTATATGAAAGATTAATCAGCAGTCCTGATGTAGTTGAACCATTGTATGTTGATATAGCCGGCATCGGAAGCTACAGATTAGCGGAGTAATTATTATATGGTACTTAGAGCTGACCGTACTGGTGCGCATCGTGTAGCCTTTGATAAGAATAGAAAGATTCTTTTAAAGACACAGAACACTTGTGGAATATGTGGCAAGCCAATCGATAAGAGATTGAAAGCTCCTGATCCATTGAGTCCAGTTGTTGACCACATCATTCCAATTAACAAAGGTGGTCATCCTTCAGCGATGGATAACTTACAGCTTGCTCACTGGACCTGCAACCGCCAGAAGTCTGACAAGCTATTCAATGTGAAGCAAGAAGAACCAAAGGTATTAGGTAATCGTAACTTACCACAGAGCCGTGATTGGTCTTCTTATGTATCTTAATTTATTTATGATAGATATTATTAAAAATAATTTAAAGAGCTTAGGAGCTAAACTATGGGGGCATATCCCCCTCCCTCTGGGTCACTCCGTACTTCACGCCGTCACTGTACATTTTTTCTCACGCGACTTTAGAAAGGAGCAAAAAATTGACTGAAAAAGGTATTGGATACCTGAGATTTAAGCTATCTGTTCATAAACGAAGAGCAGAAATGCGCTATGAACAATATGCAATGAAACATGTTGATAGATTCAAAGGGATTACAATTCCACAAGCATTAAGCCAACAATATCGTTCAATATTAGGGTGGTGTGCAAAAGGAGTTGATAGTCTTGCAGACCGTCTTGTTTTTCGAGAATTTGAAAATGATGACTTTACAGTAAATGAAATTTTTGAGGAAAATAATCCTGATATATTTTTTGATAGTGCTGTTTTGTCAGCACTTATTGCATCATGTAGCTTTATTTATATTTCTAAAGGTGAAAATGATGCAGTAAGACTTCAAGTTATAGAAGCGGTTAATGCAACAGGAATCATCGACCCAATTACTGGGTTACTGACAGAAGGGTATGCAGTTTTAGAACGAGATGAAAACAATAATGTTGTTCTTGAAGCTCATTTCTTGCCTGATAGAACAGATTATTATTATCGTGATTCACGTAATAATATTTCGATTGCTAATCCAACAGGTCATCCATTGTTAGTGCCTATCATTCACCGTCCTGATGCAGTTCGTCCATTTGGGCGTTCCCGTATCACACGTTCAGGAATGTATTGGCAAAGCAATGCAAAACGAACACTTGAAAGAGCTGATGTAACAGCTGAGTTTTATTCTTTCCCTCAAAAATATGTAACTGGATTGAGTGATGATGCGGAACCAATGGAAACTTGGAAAGCAACAGTTTCAAGCATGCTACAGTTCACGAAAGATGAGGATGGCGATAAACCAACTCTTGGACAATTTACTCAACCAAGCATGTCGCCATTTACTGAACAACTCAGAACTGCAGCGGCTGGTTTCGCTGGTGAAACTGGGTTAACTCTTGATGATTTAGGATTCGTTTCTGATAATCCATCATCGGTTGAAGCAATTAAGGCAAGTCATGAAAATTTAAGATTGGCTGGCAGAAAAGCTCAACGAAGTTTGGGAGCAGGATTACTAAATGTAGCTTATCTTGCAGCATGTTTGCGTGATGATGTTCCATATTTGCGAGAACAATTTAGCAAAACAAAACCGAAATGGGAACCATTGTTTGAAGCTGATGCAAGCATGTTAAGTCTTATTGGAGATGGAGCAATTAAACTCAATCAAGCAATTCCTGAGTTCATCAATAAAGATACCATTCGTGATTTAACTGGAATTAAAGGAGCTGAATAATGGAAGATATTTTACCACCTCTTTTAGAAAAAATTAATCAAGACTTTGATGAAAGAGCAGCAAATAGTAAAAAGTTGAAGCGATCGATGGAATTGTTAAAAAATAAAAAAGCAACTTATATTCAAGCAAATGAATTTAGTGTTGAAGTTGGTCAAATTTTATCTGATGTTTTGGAAACTCATGTAACAGTAGATGTTTTACCTGACGGAAAAATGTATTTCAACATTGCAGATAGATTGTTCAATTCCATATTGAAGAAAAATTTTGATTTAATTTCAGGGTATTCAACGGATGTTCAAAGTGAACTCAATCAGTTAGCTGGGTTTAAATTAAAATCACAAGTACCAGAACTCAATCAAGATAGAATTGATGGCATTGTTAACCGTATTTCTAGTGAAGATGATTTTGAAAAAATACTTTGGCTTTTGAAAGAGCCAATAGTAACATTTAGCCAGAGTGTTGTTGATGATACGCTTAAGAAAAATATTGATTTTCAAGCAAAAGCAGGTTTAAAACCCAAAATTGTACGAAAGTTAGTAGGTAAAGCATGCGATTGGTGTAGAAATTTGGCAGGTTCATATGATTATCCTAATGTTCCAAGTGACGTGTATCATCGTCATGAGCGTTGCCGTTGCACAGTAGAATACGA